AATTCCCATGCATTCTTTGCAGATGTAGAGAAGCCAAATCAGACTGGAGATTATATTACATATGATATCAGTTGTAATGAGGACTTTGCTTTACATGCTAAGTATCATGACTGGAAAACAATCTTTAAGTTCTTTAGAGATCATCCTCTTGCTATGGGTTCATTTGCTACTAAGCATTATAATAAGGAGTTATTGAATTTTAATCCTGAAGGTAAAATTAGAATTAGATTTAGTCTAATGCCTTTTGAGTTACATCAACATCTTGAACCTAATACAAGTGGTATTCAAGAAAGACTTTCAGCTGTTAACATGTTTTTAATGGCTGGTTATGAGGTTCATTTAAACTTTAGTCCTGTTATTGTTCATGATAACTGGTTGCAGCATTATGAGAACTTATTTAAAAATGTTGCAGTTATGGCAAAACATTTTGGTTGGGATTATGACAGAGTTAAAGCTGAGGTAATCTTTTTAACTCATAATGAAGAAAAGCATTGGTATAACCTAGCAAATAAATTACCCGGTGAAGAATTTTTATACACACCTAAAATTCAGGAGCAGAAAATTTCCCAGTTTGGAGGAAATAACATTAGGTATGAACACAGAAGGAAGTCTGACTATATTAAACAATTTAGAGAACTTCATGACAGGATCATCCCTTGGAACACAATTCGTTATATATTTTGATAAAGAAATGGAACAGAAAATAACACATGAAATGCTAGAGTTATCAGCAAACATTGCAAAAGAACATTATGAATTGACAGATAATGTAGATAGAAACTTAAACTATCTCTGGTATATGTACCATAAGGGTAGTAAAGTTGGAACATTCCGTCCTTTTGTATATATGGCAGAGTTACAACTGCTAAAGAGAATGGGCTACATTAATGATACTGAGATAAAAAACATGATTGCAATGTTAGAATCTTCAGATCAAGAAAACCTACATATGGTTACTCTATCAATTAAAAGCTTTAGAGATCTAAGAGTTAAAGAACATGGTGAGTACAGTAAAGTAAACCAAGCCTATTGGAAAATTGCCAAAGATTATCCACATGAAATTCTTAACCATGAGGTATTTATGAAAACAATGTCACCTGCAAATTAATGGCAAATATTCAGAAAGAGTTTATCATCAAAGAGATGAAACTCAAAAACAAAAACATAAAAGATATGATCCCTAAAGCAGTAGAAGATTATATAAAAGTTAAGTATAAATGTTCTGTATATCTTGCTAAAACAATTTCTAAAGAATTAACACAATGACAGAACATGATTTAACAATTCTTGATTTTAACAAGGTAGAGATCAAGGATAAAGACAGTCAAAATGGATATGACTATTACTATTATACGCTTGACATATTTGAAAATTTAACACTATGTTCAGTAGACAGTGATAGAGTAGAAGATGATAATTGGTTTGTTATCAATCTAGATTGGCCAGATCATTTTAAGCTTCAAACTCTTCTTGAAGTTCAGAGCTTTCTTCAGAGTGTGGGCTACCAGCAACCAGTTTAGCTTTTTCAGATAAAAGAGAACTTAATACAAGAGAAGCAGCAGATTCCCAAGTTTCATCTATTGCTTGGGATAATTGATCAAATGCCATACTAGTTTTTAGTATTTCTCCTGTACGGAGATGTATTTTACTTCCTGCATCAGGATTTCTAGGATTCACAAAAGATATTCTTGTTATGTGAGTAACATTTAGGTGCTCAATGTATGGACCTTGTTCATCTCTAAATTCTATGGGTAGAAACATTAGACTATTTGGTTACCTTCTATTTTGTAATTGTTAACTTGTACTAAGTTACCATTTCTTTTTAGAATAGCAAATCCATGATTCCATTCATTTATTTCTAAATATTCTGGAGTAAGTTCACATAAACATCCAAGACTATATCCACGGATAGTTGTAGACTCTCCTGGACCATATACTCTTTGTGAGCTAGAACTAGTTTTGTGGAAGTGATTAATAAGACAGTTAGTCTTTAGTCTCATTAGAGCAGTGCGAGCAGGTACTACACCTCCAGCACCAGGGATTTTGTCCCCATGTTCTATAAGAAAGTCACCAAAGACAACTTTAGATCTGAAAGGAATATACTGTACACCATATTCAGCTACATGTAAAAGTACATCTAGTCTGAATTCATCCATGTCTAATAGCTCTGATGCCTTAACTCTAAGGTATCTCTCAAATCTATTTTCATGGTTACCTGGTATAAAGTAGATAGGAATATCTGGAAATCTTGATCTACAATAGTCTAAGAATTGCCTACCTGCCTCAATTTCTTGTTTGAAGTGAACCATTCTTGGATCTTTCTCATGGAATGATAACTGGTAGAAGTCTAGTAGATCACCGTTAATGTATAATGAGTCAATGTTTTGTTTCTCCATTTCAGTAAATGCTGCTTCTATAGCATCATTATCTTGATAGGGAATATGAACATCTCCAATAACACCTAATGTTTTGCATCCTGTAGGAAATACAAAAGTATCACGCTTATTAGCATAAGACTCTGGTAAAAATTTCTCTTTCATAGTGTATTCTATTTTGAGTTCTTTTTGAAAAGATCTATCTTTGAGGCCCTTTCTATGTTGTGTACCTAGTTGACCACGATAATATCTGACTCTGCTATATACAGAATCAAATGAGGCAAATGTGGGATGTTCAGTATAGATTTTTTTAGCAAGAGTCTTTGATGGTGCTTCTGGGAAATTAGCTAAGTATTCAAGAATAATTTCAGTAGCTTGTTTTCTATTGTATAAAACTCCGTTATTCATTGTCATATAATAATATACTAAAAATAATCAATATGTTTACAGTAAAACTAGTCAAACAGGATGGTAAGTTAGTTTATCCTGATGATAAATCAAAATTAAATTATCAAATATTTCTTGATAAACTTGCTGAAGGACAACAAGTTGAAGTGTTTATGGGACTTACATCAGATGATGGTTCTGTAGCACAGTTGGCTAAAGTCCATGCGTGTATAAGAGAATTAGCCAAAGAATCTGGCTACACATTTGATGAAATGAAAACTATTATAAAGCAACATGCTGGTCTATGTTATGACGCAGGTGATGCTGAATACTGTAAGTCTTTTGGAGACTGTAGTAAAATTGAATTAGTACTAGCTATTGAAGCTTGTATACAAATTGGCAAAGAATTTAATATTAATCTTGCTTAGGATTTTCTGGAATAACAAATTCTTTTTCTTCAAAAAGATTTTTTTCATCAGCTACTCTTTCAATTTCTAAGATTGCTAAAGTAACTGTAAAAAAAGATTTTTGTTCATCACTTAATTCAGAATAAGGTTTAGACATAATTTCTTTTATGTACTCTTCTTTATCTTCTGGTTTAGAACCTTTGATATTTACAAATAAATTAAACAAAGTGTTTTTGAGCATGTAATAAAATGATTTGTTGACTTTAATTTCAACTTGAGCATCATCTTTTAATTCTTTTACTTTTGCCATTATATTATACTTTTTTAACAAATATACATGATTATGACTAATATAATAGACATTGATGATTATAAACAAAAAATATTTAATAAACTTGAGCCTAGTGGTTGGGGTAGAGTTCTTAAACCTTTTATATTTAGTTTAGAATTTGAAAAGATTTTAACTGATTTATATAATATGTCTAACAATGGACAAAGGTTTACTCCTACACTTAAAGATGTGTTTAGAGCATTTGAAGAATGCCCTTACAATGAATTAAAAGTTGTAATAGTAGGACAAGATCCATACCCTACTATAGGAGTAGCAGATGGTATTGCATTTAGTTGCAGTAAATCTCAGAAAGAACAACCGTCCCTAAGATTTATTTTAGATGAAGTTGAAAAATTATACCCGGAAGGGTATGAAAGACCCTTAGATTTAGTAAAATGGACCCGACAGGGTATACTTTTGCTTAATACAGCTCTTACAACTGAAGTTGGTAAGATTGGTAAGCATTATGACTTGTGGGCTCCATTTGTAGCATATGTATTTGACTACCTTAAGAATTTTCATCCAGGACTTGTTTATGTCTACATGGGTAAAAAATCTCAAGAATGGTCAGATATGTGTGGACAAAATTGTACTAAATTTATGGTCTCCCATCCAGCAAGTGCAGCCTATAATGGTAGTAAATGGGATTCCAAAGATGTCTTTAATGATGTCAAAGAAACAGTCAAAGTATTATATAACTACACAATAGAATGGTAATGGGGGAAATATTTTTTAAAATGATTAATGCAGGTCTTACACCTAATGAATTTTATGTATTGTATTGTATATATCATAAGATTACACCGGATAAATCTGTAAATGCTTCTCTTGAAATTGCTAAGCTAAAATCAGGTAATTACCTTACAAAAGATTTGGAATTGTCAGGTAATAGCCTTAAATTTATGCAAGAAATTGAAGTTTACTTCAAGAAGTCTAAGAAGAAAACATCTAAAACCCTTATGGGTGATGAGTTTCTAGAAAACATTAAAACTTATAATGAATGCTTCCCAGCAACTAAATTGCCAAGTGGTGTTTATGCAAGAGTTAATGTAAAAAGTCTAGAGAATGCGTTTAGATGGTTTTTTCAAGAATTTAACTATTCATGGGAAACTGTAATTCAAGCTACTGAGAAATATGTAGAAGAGTATGCTATTAATAGATACAACTACATGCGTAATTCACAATACTTTGTTAGAAAACAGAATACAGATAAAACCTGGGATTCTAATTTGGCAACTTATTGTGATATGATTTCACAGGATGATTATGAAGCACCTGTATTTTTTAAAGAAAAGATTGTATGATTAAATTTAAATTATTTCTTGTTGCAGCTGCAGGTACTCTAGTATCTTGGCTGTTAATTAAGACTTTTATACTTAATATAAATGTATTGCAGTTTATAGCAGTTGAATTTATAGTAGGTTTCTCACATTATGTATATAATGATGTGAAGCTTAGATTTACAGAATAACATAATCCTTTGTATATGGCAGATTTATTTAACGGTGCCCGGGCTCTGAAGCCTGTGAGTGAGAGAGACGCTCTTAGAAAAGCCCTTCTTAAGATGAAGGCTAGAAGATCTGGTGAGCTTAAGTCACTCAAAAGTTCATGGCCCAAATTTAATGATGCCTTCTGTGATGGATTGGAATGGAGAACTATCACCGTAGTTGGTGCTAGACCGGGAACAGGTAAGACTCTATTTATGGAACAATTAATCTCTGATATTATTGAAGAGAATAAAGACCATAAGTTTAGAGTACTTAAGTTCCAGTTTGAAATGCTTGATGAGACCAATGGTATCAGAAAGCTGAGTCTGAATACTGCTTCTGATTACAATACATTAATGAGCAAGGGGGAACCTGTGGATAAGGATCTATATTTAAAATGTGTACAGTACTATGAGCAAACAGAAAATACTGATGTCATAGATGTAGTATATGATCCGTGTACTGTGGATGAGATGTGTGCAACCATACATTATTATATGGAAGCCCACAAAGATGAAGAAGGTAACTACACAAATGCTCTGGTTACTATTGACCACTCAGCTTTACTTAAAGTAGGAAAGGGTCAGAAGGATAAGTTTGAAGTATTATATGCTCTAGGGGAAGCTCTAACATATATGAAGAAACATTATCCTGTGGCATTTCTTGTCTTGAGTCAGTTGAACAGGAATATAGATAATCCAGACAGATCCAAAGACGGTGACTATGGGAATTATGTATTAGATTCTGATTTATTTGGAGCAGATGCTCTATTACAACATGCTGATGTAGTACTTGGTATTAATAAACCCTCTATCAGAAAAATTAGGTTCTATGGTCCTGAAAGATTTATAGTGAATGATGAAGATCTTCTTGCATTTCATTTCTTAAAATCTAGGAACGGAACAACTAGGTTAAGCTTCTTTAAGCTAGATAGAGATAACATGAGGATAATTGAAATAGAAACACCTCCGCAAGCAACAAAAATTAAATTATAATTATGACTAGAAAAGAAAGAGAAAAAGAGTTCTTTGCTTATCACATGGATAAGTTTAGAAAAGCTT